TTCGATCGTGCACACCGTCAAAACAGCCCCAGGGGGGTCAATTAGCATGGGAAGACCAGCAAAGAGCAAAGAGATCAAGGCTATCCAGGGCACACTTCGTCCTGATCGGGACCGGGTGCCAGAGAAGCGGGTGCTTCAGGATCAAGAGCTGCCTGATCCACAACTGAAACTGAATGAGAAGGGAAGAGAGCTCTTCCAGGCACTGTGCATCCACCTGAATGATGCCGGGGTGCTGTGGCAAGTTGATGCCATGATGCTCAGCATGTACTGCAAGAACTGGGCGCTGCTCCAGGCGGTGTCTGATGAGATTGAGACTGCTGATGATCTGATCCAGGAATTTGATTCTGGAGTGTACCAGATCAGCCCAGCTCTGACAGTGTTTGAGAAGCTGTCTAAGACAGTGATGAGCCTGGGATCCAAGCTGGGACTGAGCCCAGCTGACAGAGAGAAGCTGGCATCCTTTGCCAGGATCCAGAAGGAAGAGGCTGATCCATATGAAACCCTGAAGAGATCAAGTGGGTGACAGCATCAGAAGGATATATCCAAGAGGTCCTGGATGGGACCATCATCACAAATCAATGGATCAAGGCTGCCTGCCAGAGGCACCTGGATGATCTGGAGACAGGTGAGAAGCGCGGGCTGTACTTCGACCAGGAAGAGGGCCAGCGCTTTGTTGCATTCTTTGAGCGCTTCCTGCATCACAGCAAGGGCAAGTGGGCAGGTGATCCATTCACCCTTCTTCCCTGGCAGCAGTTCATGATCTCCAGTCTGTTTGGCTGGAAGAGATCTGATGGCACCAGGAGATTCAGAACCCTGTTCTGCGCAGTGGGCAGGAAGAATGGGAAGAGTGCAACCTGTTCAGGCCTGGGACTGGCCATGCTGGACTTTGACCAGGAGCCAGCTGCAGAGGTGTACTTCTCTGCAACCAAGAGAGACCAGGCCAGGATCTGCCATGTGGAAGCTGAGCGGATGGTGAAGGCATCACCTCATCTGAAGAAGAGGATTGGGATCCACAGAAACAATCTCCATGTGAAGGCCACTGGCAGCAAGGCAGAGCCATTGAGCTCAGAAGCCAGGAGCCTGGATGGACTCTCACCACACTGTGCCATCATTGATGAATACCATGCCCACAAGGATGCTGAGATCTTCCATGTCCTGAAGTCAGCAACAGGTGCCAGGGCTCAGCCACTGCTGGCCATAGTGACCACAGCTGGCTGGAACATTGATGGCCCATGCTTCCACTTTCAGAAGACCTGCCAGGATGTGCTCCAGGGGATCAAGGATGATGATTCACTTCTGCCCTTGATCTACTGCCTGGATGAAGAAGATGATTGGAAGGATCAGAGCACCTGGATCAAAGCCAACCCTTCCCTGGGTGAAAGCATCTCGATGGATTACCTGGTGGAGCAGTACACCCAGGCCACCAACTATGGAAGCACCGAGGAGGCCAACTTCAGGACCAAGCACCTGAATGAATGGGTGAGCAGCTCTGATGTCTGGATCAAGGATGAAGAATGGATGGCCAGCGGATCTGATCCCATTGAAGTGGATGAGAAGAGCCTGACCTGGTATGGAGGATTGGACCTGGCTGCAGTGAGTGACTTCTGCTGCCTGGTGCTGGTTGCTCCGCTGCCTGATGGTGAGCTGCTGGCCAGGCGTTGGTACTGGTTGCCAGAGTCAGCCTGGGAGCGAAGGATGGACAGAGAAGAGAGCAGCATCCACATGGACATGCTTGATCTGTCGTATTTCCACCTGAGCCCAGGGAATGTCACAGATTACCAGGCATTGAGGAGGACCATCAGTGGCTACTATGTCCAGGATGGGACTGTGATGCATGACACCAGCTGCATCATGGATCAGTACAATGTGGCCAGCATCAGCTTTGACAGATGGAACAGCTCCACCCTGGTCACACAGCTGACAGGTGATGGGGTCCTGATGGCTCCCATTGGCATGGGCTATGCAAGCCAGTCTGCTCCGCTCCGAGAGCTTGAGCGCTTGATCCTGGAGAAGAAGCTGATCCATGAAGGTGATCCTGTGCTGCGCTGGATGATCCGGAATGTGATGATCCAGAGAGATCCAGCTGGGAATATCAAGCTGGACAAAGCCAGGAGCCAGGACAAGATTGATGGGGTGATGTCACTGAACTGCGCGGTGGCTGAGTGGATGACCAGAACAGCAGCAGATCCCAATGAGATTCCAGATGATTACCAAATCCGCACACTATGAGCACCAACCCAGATCACCCCACCATCCGATTGATGAGAAAGCTGAGCACCCGCCAGGGATTCATTGATGAGGTGTACACCAGGCTGCCAGCAGAGAAGACAATGGTGGAAGCATACTGGTCTGTGGAGTATGATCACATGAGCTTCTTTGATCGTCCCAGGTACAGTGGCCATGAGAGCTTCAAAACAGTCCTGAGCAAAGCCAGGAAGAAGAGGATCCAGGACCAGTGATGTGAAATATGTTGCACATTCTTCACTGATTGGCATTGTTTTGTGAAACATGTGGCATATATTTGTCACTGAAGGGGACGGAAAAACCACCCCAAAAAACACACCCTCCTGAGCGATGACCCTTACCTTGTAACCATGATCACACGCCTTGCCATCACATGCTGCCTCGTACTTGGCATCGGACTTACGGCCAATGCCCAAGTGCAACAAACCTTCGAATACGGCGGCGTCGAGCGCACGTACTACCTCGACCTTCCGGCGGACTTGGCGACGGGAGCGCCGCTGGTATTTGTGCTGCACGGCTACGGGGGCAGTGCCTGGGGCATCCGCAATTACTCCGGATGGTCCACCATCGCCGCCAACGAAGGCGTCGCGGTGTGCTACCCGCAAGGAACAGACGATGGCCAGGGATCGCCCCACTGGAACGCCAACCTCGGCATCAGCACCGCCAACGACCACGGCTTCCTCGTGGCCCTCGCACTGCATCTGCAGGCGACCTACAGCCTCAATCCGGACTGCACGTATTCTTGCGGTATGAGCAACGGCGGATACATGAGCTACTCCCTGGCCTGCAACAACCCCGAGACATTCCGCGCGGTGGGGTCGGTCACGGGTGCCATGAGTGAATACGACTTTGACAATTGTAACCCAGAGGAGGTGGTCCCAGTCATTCACCTGCATGGCACAGCGGACTACGTAGTCAGCTACAACGGCGGCGAGGACTGGGGTCCATGGGGCGACGAGGGCGTTCCAGAGATTATCGACCTCTGGACCGGCATGATGGGCACCACTGAAGAAAGTGAGACTGCCCTTCCTAACCTCGAGCTCATCGACCTCTCGTCGGTAGAGTTCTTTCGGTACTTCGGCGCGCCGGACGGACAGGAATTCCACCATTACCGGGTAAGCGGCGGCGGCCACGACTGGTTTGGCGTGTGGGGCAACCAAGACATCGAGAGCACCGAGCTCCTGTGGGACTTTTTCCAATCGCACTGCGCTGGGGAGTTTACCGCAGTTGAAGAGTCGCCGCTACCGGAAGCCGAACTGGTGGAATGGACGGGCGGCGGATTGCGCATCCTCGATCGCTGCCACATCCGGGTATACGACCTGCAAGGCCGACTCACATGGAATTGGCCCAATGCCACTGCCGGGCTGGTGCTGCCCCGCGCTCAGCTGAGCGGCAGCCCCTTGATTCGAGCGATTGCGCCGAACGGTGCAGTGCAAGTCATTCGCGTTCAGTAATTCTCCATTCCATTGCCATTGAAGTTGCTGAAGAGCTGGCAGATACCTGGCCTGAAGGTGAGGGCTTTGGCAGCAGTGATGGCACCTATGTGGTCAAGGACTTTCTGGATCGTGTGATCATGCACAGCGCATTGCCCTACAAGACAGGCTGGGTTGATCACCGTCTGGCTGTCATTGAGAACCTTCCAGGATCATGAGCAGCCATCAAGCTGCATGGCTTCTGGCCCTAAATTGCACCCATGCAGAAGCGGGTTCTGATCTTAATTGACAACAGCTGTGATCCAAAAGAGGTCACAGTGTACAGCAGTGCCAAGGTGCTGCTGGATAAAAGGCCAGAGATCGGGTGCGCATATGGCACACTGATGAACTATCTGAGCCGAAAAGATGAGCCCTACATCAAGGGATCATTTGAGATCCACAGAGCGGATCTGGAGAGAGCAGAAAAGGGAGCCTAAAAGGGCTCCTTTTTTGTTGCCAGGGTTTACCAGGAACGGGATCCCCCCTGGGGATTTTCGCGGCCATGAGTATCATCAGCCGGATCCTCGGCAACCCATCCAAAAAGACCAAGCAGGAGAGTGAACAGCGGGGGCAATTTGTTGCCCCTTCCAGGTTTGCAGCCTTCCTGGGGCTGGGCACCAAAGCTGGGGTGAGTGTCTCTGAAGAAGGGGCAATGGCTCTCAGCGCTGTGTACAGCGGTGTGAGGCTCATTGCATCCAGCATTGCTTCCCTGGATCTCCACCTGCACCGGGTGGATGGATCGCTCAGAGAGGTGGCCAGTGATCATCCAGTGTACAGCTTGCTGAACAGCAGCCCCAGTGAGAGCATGACAGCTTTTGATTTCTGGGAGCTGATGATCTCAGATGCCCTGATTCATGGCAAGGGCTTTGCCTTGATTGAGCGGGGATCAGTCACAGGCAGACCAGTCCAGCTGCATCTGCTCACAGCTGATCAGATGAAGCAGCACAACATTGATGGTCAGCTGGCATACACCCACCGGGATCTGGATGGTCCAATCTTCCCAGAGGATCTGCTGATCATCAAATGTTTCAGGGGGATCTCACCAATCAGACAGCACATGGAAGGCATTGGCCTGGCTATGGCTGCACAAGAATTTGCTTCCAGGTACTATGGATCAGGAGGGAATGTGGGTGGTGTACTGTCCACAGATCGCACCCTCACCAATGATCAGTATGAGAGATTGAGACAGTCCTGGCAGCAGACACATGGAGGCCTGGGCAATGCTCATGAAGTGGCGATCCTGGAACATGGTCTGAAGTATGAGCCCATGAAGGTGAGCATGGCTGAATCTGAGTACATCAAAGTGCGGGTGCACGGTGCCCAGGAGGTGGCCAGGATCTTCCAGGTGCCCAGCTCCATGATAGGACTGGAAGCCAACGTGACATACAACGGGGCAGAGCATCAAGATCTCCAATATGTTAAGCACACCCTGGTGCCCTGGGTGCGAAGGATTGAGGATGAGATCACAGCCAAGCTCCTGAGAGAAGGAGAGAGAGGCCAGGTGATCCCTCGCTTTGATCTGAACAGCTTGCTGAGGGGTGACACCTCCAGCAGATCTGATCTGTACAGGACAGCCCTGCAAAGTGGCTGGATGAGCATCAATGAAGTCAGAGCCCAGGAGCAACTCAATCCCATTGGCCCATCAGGTGATCTCCACCTGGTCCAGGTCAATCAGCTGCCAGTGTCCAGCATGGAAGATTATGCAGCCAGTGTCACCTCAAACAGCTCAGAGGCATGACAGACTTTCCAACAGAAGGACAGGATCTCAAGGTGTCACTTCGCAACAGTGAGCGGCCCCAGTTTGATCACAGCTATGCAGAACGGATCAAGGAAGAGCATCCGCAGATCTGGAAGGCTGGTGGCAACATCAGGGGCAATGCTGCATACCAGCTCTGGGAGAAAGCCAGGGACGGATCAGAGACTGATTCTGTCCTGGACTGGATCAAGGAGAGAGAAGCCTGGGCTGCCAGGCATGCAGGTGATGGATCTCAATTCCCAGCTGATAGCCCGACCCTTTCCAATATCGCTGGAGTGGTGGCTGCAATGAAGTGGGGTGTGATCCTGGACATAGGGGAAGGCACCATGAAGGATGCGGTGAATGAGCTGATCCAAAAACAATCAGAGAGAACAATGGAACAACCAAACGAAACCAAAAGAGAGCGCAGATATCTGACCATGAATGTTGAAGCCAGAGATGGCGAAGAAGGAGATGGAAAGACAGTGGAAGGATATGCAGCAGTGTTTGATACAGATGCTGACCTGGGACCCTTTACAGAGCGCATTGAGCGCGGTGCTTTTGATGCTGCCCTGGCTGATCCTCAGCTGGATGTGGCAGCGCTGTTCAACCATGATCAAAACCAGATCCTGGCACGGAACAGAGGAGGGGAAGGCAACCTGGAGCTGTGGACTGATGAGAAAGGCCTGAAGTACAGATTCAAGCTGGGAGATCAATCCTATGCCCAGGATCTGGGGATCAACCTCAGAGAGGGCCTGGTGAATCAGAGCTCATTTGCTTTCTCCATCAAAGAGGATGACTGGACACAACGAGATGGGAGGGATCTCCGGACCATCAAGGCAGTCAATCTTCATGACATCTCCCCAGTGGTTTTCCCTGCATACCAGGAGGCCACTGCATCCATAAGGTCCCAACAAGAACAACCAACCCAGCCTGCTGCCACCTCAATTCGGGACCGAGCAGAAGCGCAGCTGGCTATCTACAAAATGACAAAATGAAAAACAGTCTTAAAATGAAGGAGCAGCGGGCCACATTGGTGGAAGAGCTCCAGGCAGCTGTGGATCTTGCAACTTCCGAGGAGCGCGAATTCACAGAGGCAGAGGAAACCCGCCAGGCAGAGATCCATGATGAGGTGAAGACCTTGGATGGGAAGATCACCAAAGCAGAAGAGACGGAATCAATCCTTCTCCGAAATGTTGCAGCAGCAGCTCCAGCATCCAAGTCTCAAGAAAAGGAGGTGCAGGAAGTCCGCAAGAGCTTCAGCATGTCCAAGGCCATCAGTGACATTGTGAACAAGGGCCAGCTGACAGGATTGGAAGCTGAGATGGCCCAGGAGGGCCGATCAGAGATGGCCAAAATGGGCAAGACCACCCGTGGCAATCTCACCCTGCCATCCTTCCTCATGGAGGGCCGAGCCAATGAGCCATATGGCACCGAGACATCACCAACAGGTGGAGCCACTTTGCAGGGCCAGTCCGGGATCATTGGCAAGGATGTGGCTGCAATGGCTGCAGGCTTGCGACCAGTACCAATCATTGAGCAGATGGGGGCAACCCGCATCCAGGCTCAGGGTGATGTGGTGCTTCCAGTGCTTCCAAATCAGGATGCCACAGCAACAGGAGAAGGAGCAACAGTCAACAACATTGATGGTGACTTCGGTGCAGTGACGTTGAGCCCAAAGCGCTTTGCAATGCGCATGGATTTGACCCGTCAGCTGTTGGTGCAATCTGCTGCCAATCTTGATGCAGTGATCCAGGCTGACATGGCCAACGCCATTGCCAACAAGCTGGATGAGGACATCATCTCTGACATCTTTGGACAGCTCGCAGCTGCCAGCAAGATCACCAATGGATCTGTGGGATCTGCCACCAGTGCATCAGCCACTGACTTTGCAGATATCCTCAGCCATGAGGGTGGCTTCTTGAGTCAGAATCCAGCAGGCCAGAGTTTGGCCCTTCTCATGGATCCCACAATGGCTTCCTATTTGAAGGGAGTTGAATCCAGTGCAGGTGGCCAGGTGGCAAACTTGAACAACAATGTGCTGGGCTTCCCTGTGTTCACATCAACCAATGTGAAGCAGCAGACTGTGGTTGCGGATACCTACTTCAGCGGGATTTCAGATGCGGATGATACACTGTCAATCCGGCCAATCCTTTTCCTGGATCCGTCTGATATTTTTTATGCAGTCTTCGGTGGCTTGGATGTCACTGTGGACCCATACACAGACGCTCACAAGGGCCAGGTGCGCTTGATCGCTGACTACTATGCAGACGGTGCTATTCGTCGCGTGGGATCAGGTCGGATCCTCGCAGGCTTGACAGCTAACACGACACCAACAACTGTCTGAGGCTAACCAATGAGAAAGGGGGCTGGCATTCAAGCTGGCCCCCCTTTTCACATCCCATGATCTCATGAAACTGGAAAGAACATCCACCACCACATTCACAGATGTGATCAGCCTGGCCACTGCCAAGGCTCACCTTCGGGTGGACCACAGT